CCCTTGTATATAACTTCGGGATTTCGAGATTAAAGGGGATTTTGTCGATGACAGCAAAACAGTGGAAAAACAAAATAGCGGCAAGCCTCAAGCAGATAAAGGTCGACCCGAAGCGGTATCAGGCAGTGATTGAGACGCTTGCGAACATCTTAGAACAGAGAGATGCGTGCCTTGCGAGGTATGTAGATGACGGAGCTGAACCGGTTGTGGAATACACCAACAAAGGCGGAGCAACGAATACGGTTAAAAATCCGCTCTTGATTGTCTGGACGGATTTGAACACGCAGGCCCTTGCGTATTGGCGTGAGCTTGGCTTGACTCCATCGGCATACAAGAAGATGACCGGCGGAACGAAGGCAGAAGAGAAAGGGAGTGCTCTGGTGGAAGCACTGAAAGCTCTTGAAGCGGGATAAAGGCAAACACTGGAAAGTCGCGCTAGGGTATGCGGAGGGAATCAGAGACGGAACGATAGTTGCCAATATTGAACGCAAACAGTGTGTTGAGCGATTTTTCCGAGACCTTGAGAATCCGGATTATGAGATGGATTCAAAAGGACCGGAATTCTGCATTGGCATTATCGAAAAGACCCTGTGCCACCAACAGGGCGAAGCTCTGGACGGCACGCCGATGCGTGGGAAGCCGTTCATTCTGCAACCGTGGCAGATTTTTGTTATCTACAACCTAATCGGATTCAAGCTAAAGGGCACTGATATTGTCAAATATCACGAAGCCCTTATTTTTATACCGAGAAAGAACAGCAAGACGAGCTTTGCGGCGGCTCTGGCGTGGGCTTTATCCCTCTGGTATCGCAGATCCGGGGCAAAGACCTATGTCTCCTCGGCGGCTCTTCTCCAATCTCTGGAAACGTTCAACTTCATGACCTACAACATAAAGCGCATGGGCGAAGAGGACAAGGACGGCGGGCATGTGCATGTGATAGACAATCACAGTGCTCACACAATCGAGGCGGAATTGCCCGATGGATCCTTTTTTATTCGTGCCCTTGCCGCAAATCCGGACACGCAGGACTCACTCAACTGCAATATCGCAATCTGCGACGAGATTCACGCTTTCAAGTCCACGAAGCAGTACAACCTCTTCAAGGAAGCCATGAAAGCCTACACGAACAAGCTGATTATCGGAATCAGCACTGCCGGCGACAACGCTCAGGGATTTCTCGGGCAAAGGCTCAAATATTGCCGGAGCATCCTTGACGGAACAATAAGCGATGAGCAGTATTTCGTCTTTATCTGCTGCGCGAATCCGGATGAGGATGGAAATATCGACTACACGAATCCGATCGTCCATGAAATGGCGAATCCGTCCTATGGTGTAACAATCCGCCCGCAGGAGATTTTGAACGATTCACTCCAAGCACAGAACGACCCGCAACAGCGAAAAGACTTCTTTGCGAAATCGCTGAACGTCTTCACTAATGCGATCAAGGCATATTTCAACATTAACGAGTTTAAAAACTCAGACACAAAATATGATTGGTCACTCGATGAGCTCGCAACATTGCCAATCAAATGGTATGGCGGTGTCGACCTTTCCAAGATGCACGACCTGACAGCGGCATGTTTGTTCGGAAACTACAAAGGGGTGGACATCATCATCCCTCATGCGTGGTTCCCGGTCATCGCGGCTACGGATAAAGCCGAAAAGGACAACATTCCGCTCTTCGGATGGATGGATGACGGGTGGCTCACGATGACCAACACGCCGACCACGGAATATTCCGACGTTGTCCGATGGTTCATGGAGATGCGGGAACGCGGATTTAAAATCGTGCAGGTCGGACATGACCGCAAATTCGGGCGCGAATACATCCGCCTCATGCGTCAGGCGGGATTCCGGATTGTCGACCAGCCGCAGTACTACTATGTGAAGTCTGAAGGCTTCCGCCACATAGAAAAGGCGGCAAAAGACGGCACGCTCTACTACTTGCACGCGGAGCCGTATGAGTATTGCGTTGAGAACGTGCGAGCGGTCGAAAAAACGGATGACATGATAATGTACGAGAAAATTCAGGCGGATTACAGAATAGACATTTTCGATGCGAGCGTGTTCGCCTGCGTCAGATACCTAGAAAACCTAGAAAGGAGCGATGCCGGGAAGGCATGGTGGGGAGATGAAAAGAAAGAATAAGAATCGGAACCGCCAGCAGGTGCAGGCGAGGAACCAATCAAACAGCCTTGTGCAGTTCCTCTGCGGGGACGATTACGAAAGCATAAAGGTCTCCGGCTATACCTCGCTGGCAGAAAATCCGGAGGTTTTGGCAGGCTGTCGGAAGATAGCGAGTCTCGTGTCCATGATGACGATTTACCTCAAGGAGAACACGTCGAAGGGCGACATCAGGATTAAGAACGAGCTTAGCAAAAAGATAGACATATCTCCATGCTCCTACATGGTCCGGAAGAACTGGGTCGAGAAAATCGTCATGGATTTGCTCATCCACAACCGGGGTAACTCGGTTGTGTGGGTGCATACACACAACGGTCTTATGGGCGACCTTGAACCGCTTGCGCCGTATCGGTATTCGTTCCGGCAGGACGGGCATAGCTACAAAATCATGGTTGACGGAATCGACCACGAGCCGGGCGACGACCTTGTGCATTTTGTGTTCAATCCAGACCCGGAAATGCCGTGGATGGGCAGGGGCTTGACGACATCCCTTCGAGCAGTCGCGAACAACCTCAAGCAGGCAAGGGCAACCGAAAAGGCTTTTATGGAGAGCAAATGGAAGCCCTCGATTGTCGTTAAGGTCGATGCGTTAACGGATGAGTTTGCAAGCCCGGAAGGACGCAAGAAGCTCCTCGACAGCTACATCAAGACCACGGAGATAGGCGAACCGTGGCTCATTCCGGCTGAGGCGTTTGACGTGAAGGAAGTCCGCCCGCTGTCACTTGCGGATTTGGCTATCAATGACGCAGTTCAGCTTGATAAACGCACGATTGCATCGATCCTTTCGTGCCCGCCGTTCCTGCTTGGTGTCGGTGAGTTCAGTCAAAGCGAGTGGAACAACTTTATCAACACGACCATCAAGGACATAGCAACGATTCTTCAGCAGACCATGACGAGGGATTTAATTATCAATCCCAAATGGTATTTGGAGTTCAATCATTGGTCGCTTCTCTCATGGGATTTGTCGCAGGTCGCAAACGTTATGGGCGGCTACTACGACAGAGGAATTGTTGACGGAAACGAAGCCCGCTCGAAGATTGGATTTGACCCAAGAGACGGACTTGACGAGTTAAGGGTGCTTGAGAACTACATCCCAATCGACATGATAGGCAATCAAAAGAAGCTGAATAACACACAATGAGGTAACAAACATGGAAAAACGATGTTTGCAAATGCATGAAATGTCAACCCGCTCTGGAGATGATGGAAACATCTATCTCGAGGGCTACTTCGCTCGATATGACGATGTGTATCACATTGCAGACAATGCTACCGAGAGCATTGCGCGCGGTGCGTTCGCTGAATCATGCAAGGGCGACGTAAGGGCATTATATAACCACAATACAGATATTATTCTCGGGCGCACAAGTGCCGGAACTTTGACGCTCAGGGATACGGATGTAGGTTTGTGGGGCTGTATCACTATAAACCAGAACGACACGCAGGCTATGGACGCATACCATAGAATTTTGCGGGGCGACATTACCGGTTGCAGTTTCGGATTTGAAATCCCATCAGACGGACAGGAAACAACCGTCAGAGAGGATGGTTCTGTACACTGGACAATCACACGCGTCGACCCGCTCTATGAGGTTTCTCCGGTCGTGTTCCCTGCTTACGAGGCTACAAGCATCGAAGCGAGAAAACGTGAACTTGAGGACATCCATGCGAAACAGCTCACCGCGTGGCGTGAATCAATGAAAAGGAGGCTTAATCATGGCACTGAAAGCCCTGATGCTGAAGCGAAGGATTGACGACGTAAAGAAGTCGCTCGAAGAACTGCGCAAGAAAGACGTGGATTTTGAGACCCGCGAGGCAGAGCTGACTACTGCAATCGAAGAAGCCGAGACAGACGAAGAAAAGGCCGCTGTCGAGGAAGAGATTGATAAGTACGAAGCTGACAAGAAAGAGCATGGCGAGAAGGTAGCAGACCTCGAGAAGGCTTGTGGCGACCTTGAGGCTGAGCTTAACGAACTGGAAACAAAACCGGAAGCAAAGCCGGAAGCAAGAACCGAAGAGAAAAAGGTGGAGGTAAGGACTATGGAATCCAGAACATTTTTCGGTATGAATATTATGGAGCGCGACGCACTGTTTGCCCGCGAGGACGTTAAGGCATGGCTCCAGAACACAAGAGAAATTATGTCACGCAAGGAGACCCGCGGCGTATCCGGCGGTGCATACACAATCCCGCAGGTCGTTCTCCCGCTCGTATACAGCGAGGTTGATAAGTCTTCCAAGCTGAGAGCACACGTAAGTGAGACGAGTGTACCGGGTACAACTCGTCAGGTCATCGCCGGTGCTGTACCGGAAGGTGTATGGACGGAAATGTGCGGAACAATCAATGAGGGCGCGATCAGCTTCACAAACATCGAGCTCGACGGCTTCAAGGTTGGTTGCTTTATTCCGGTTTGCAACGCACTGCTTGAGGATTCTGACATCGCTCTGGCATCCGAAATCATCAGCATGCTCGGGCAGGGTCTCGGCTATGCGCTCGACAAAGCTATCGTTTTCGGCACAGGCACAAAGATGCCGACAGGCATGGCAGTCGCCACCGGCCTTGTTAAGACATCTCTTTCCGGCAAATCCGGCAAGACCCTCTTTGCGGCTATGCTCAAGGGTTGTGGCTCAATGAAGCATGAGCTCGGTGAGCTTGTATGGATTATGAACCGTACAACCCATCTGGCAATTATGGCAGAGACGGTTGAGTTCAATTCTGCCGCCGCTCTGGTCGCATCCGCAAACAGCACAATGCCGGTCGTCGGCGGCGCTATCGTCGAGCTCGACTTCGTAAAAGACAACGAAATTATCGTTGGTTACGGCCAGAGATACAAGCTTGCAAGACGTGCAGACATCAGGATTGCACAGAGCACAGAGGCAAAATTCATCGAGGATCAGACAGTCTTCAAAGCAACCGCAAGATACGATGGCAAGCCGGTATTCGCGGATGCATTCATGGCATTCGGTCTCACAGGCGCACCGACTGCTGCTCTCGATACAAATCATCCGTTCGCAGCCGACACAGC